TTTGCTAGAATGAAAACATCATCAGTTACAGGAGCAAGAGCATACAAGAAAGAAATGAAAAATATTGTTGCAGAAGCTTATGGATCTACGTTCAAAAACTTATCAATTGATGATCAAAACAAACTGATTGCAAAAAATTGGGAAGAATTTCATAGACAGCAGGAACTCAGACCAGAAGTACCATCAGATCAATTACTTACTTGGTTTAAAGAAAAGAATGATTCAATGAATAGTGATGAAATGATTAAATATCTGGAGGAACGTAGTAATGAAAGAATCAAACAACAAGAGCAAGAACGAGAAGAATTACTCAAAGACACAGAATATAAACCAAAATGGAAAAACTTCTTTTAAATTAGACAGAACAGTTCATTGGTTCAAAGATATTGTAGTTAGATCAGATAACATGTATAAAACTATAGAATCAATACCGATACTTGATGAAATTTTCAATAGGCACAAAACAGTATTCTACAAACACACAAAACTTGAAGGCACAGTTAGATATTGGAATTTCCCAGCAGCATTTGATATTGAAGATAGTTCATTTTATTTAGATGGTGATAAAGTATCAACAATGTATGTTTGGCAAACAGCATTTGACGGTACTTGTATTTTAGGAAGAACATGGGAAGAGTTTTATCAGTTATGTGAGTATATCAGTCATAACTACTGTGACTACAATAACAGAATTTTAGTATACGTTCATTATCTTAATCATGAGTTTGCTTTTATGCAGGAATTGTTTGATTGGTCTAAAGTGTTTTGTTCTAGTGAGAGATCACCAATATATGCACTTAGTACAATGGGAATCGAATTTAGAGATAGTTATATATTGAGTGGAACATCTCTTGATGTTGTTGCAAAAAATCTTACAAAATATAAGATAAACAAACTTAAAGGTGACCTTGATTATGATCTTATCAGAGGATCAGAGACACCTTTAACAGATGAAGAATTAGGTTATTGTGTAAACGATGTTTTAGTTCTTAATGCTTATATACAAGAGAAAATTGAGAATGAAGGAGATATTGCAAAGATACCTTTAACAAACACAGGATATGTTAGAAAGTATCTTAAAGATAAATGTCTTCCAAGGAAAGACAAAAAATTACGTGAGCTATACAAAGCACTTATGAAACAGCTTACAATAGAACCAGAACATTATCCAATGCTTAAAAGAGCATTCTCTGGTGGTTTTGCACATGCAAATGCATTATACGTTGGAGATCATATAAAAGGAATTATAGATAGCTATGATTTCACATCATCATATATAGCAGCTATGTTATCTGAGTATTATCCAATGTCAAAAGCAACAGTATACGAAAACATAGATATTGACGAATTCAAAAAACTTCTTAAAGACAATCTATGTATTTCCAATATAACATTTTACAATATATGTATGAAAGACAATGTTCATGAAAATATAATTAGTGAGTCAAAAGTTTATAATACTGAAAATGTGGTATCAAACAATGGCAGAGTTGTATCTGCAGACAAACTTACAACAACAATAACAAACATTGACTTTGAGATGGTATTGAACTTCTATGATTTCGAAGAAATTCAGTTAGGAACAGTGTTATCATACAAAAAAGGTTTCTTACCAAAACCAATTATAGAGTCAGTGTTACATTTTTATCAAGGTAAAACAACTTTGAAAGGTATTGATGATCAGGTTGTAATGTATATGCTTCTTAAAGGAATGCTTAACGCTTGCTATGGTTGTATGGTTACGGATATTATAAAAGAACTTACAGAATACATTTCAGGATTTGGATGGGAGAAAACTATTCCAGATATGGTAGAAGCAATAACAAAATATAATGAAAAGGATACAAGATTTTTGTATTATCCATGGGGTATCTTTATAACAGCTTATGCAAGACGAAATCTTATGACAGGTATACTTGAATTCGGAGAGGATTATATTTACTCTGATACAGACAGTTTGAAAGTATTAAACAGAGAAAAACATCTTGATTACATCAACTGGTACAACAAACAAATTGCAGATAAAATAGACTACACTCTTAACTATTATGGACTTGATCCTGAGCTTGCAAGACCGAAAACAGTAAAAGGAGTTCAAAAACAAATTGGAGTATGGGATTGGGAGACAGAAGGAAATCCATACACAGAGTTCAAAACATTAGGTGCAAAACGTTATATGTACACAGAAGATGGTAATATCCATATTACTATTGCAGGATTATCAAAATCAAAAGGTGCTGAGTATATATCAGAACAAATTAACCCATACGATTTCTTTGATGATAAAATGTATATTCCTGAAACAAGAACAGGTAAACTTACTCATACCTACATTGATGAACCAAGAGAAGGATATTTAACTGATTACTTGGGAAACAGAATGTATTTCAAAGAACTCACAAGTGTACACCTTGAGAAAGCATCATTCAGTATTTCAGAAACTGATAACTTCAAAGAATATGTAAACGGATATAAAGAATCATTCATAAGATAAAAAAGGACTCGAAAGAGTCCTTTTTTCTTATAACAATCTATCTGTCTTGGACCAGTTAACATAATTTCGAACTACCTCACCAACAAGGTTATCCTGGTAGAAAACCTTATCAGCTGCAAAATACCATGAGATCTTATCCTGAACTTTATTTACCGGGTTAGTAATCTTACGTCCATAGTTATGAAGAGGATTATAATTCGTATCGTAAATAAGATCCTTTTTCGTATTCTTTAACTCAGTTGTCTTTCTGTGTATAAACAGGAAGTTATACTTATCAAACATGATTACCTCACATTGTAGTAACTCATCTTCGAACTTGATGAAGAATGTAAACTTAATATCCTTTGGTTTATATTTCACAGGGCAATGAGGATATAAAGCAATTTCCCAAGCACCAGATGTAATCATTTTCAGTTTCGGATTATCGAATGCAAAGTACTTATCCGATTTCTTTTTCTTTGCCGGAGAGTCTGCGTATTGTACTGCAACAGTCAATTCAGAATCACCGTATGTATAAACGTCTAGTGCCTTTCTTTTGCTGTTTAACGTGCTTTAATCCCATTTCATTAAAGTAAGGGCAGTACTGGTTTACAGTGTTTCCAAGCATATAAATCTTAACGTCATCTCTGTATCGAATGATGGTTGAAAGTGTATTCATAAACAAAACAAATTCATCAGGAACATATGCTTGTCTGGAAAGGAACTCGTCAAACAGAATCGTAGTTACTTTTGGATATGATGTTGACTTATCATGCTCAGCATCTGTTAAAGCAAATGCATAACAGAATGGATCTTCTTGTTTTATGATCTTACCGTTTTCGTCTTCTTTGCATAAGTACCATCTACCAGAATAATAATATACACCTTCCCATGTTCCACCTGTTAAATTGTAAACAAGATTGTTGTGTACCAGAGGGGCAAAAATTGAGTTACCCCTCTTACCTTTAAAGTCTTCTGCCCATCTACGAATAATAGCTCCGTTTTCACCGTACTTGCAATATCTCGTTAAGATCTCTTCGAGTACCGCATATGATTTACCGTTTGAACGTTCACCATAGATTACGTTATATGTTGCGTTTTTCTCTTTTATAGCATCCAGTCTAAAGAACTGGTTATCTTGATTTTTCATATCAAAACCTCCTATGCATAGAATCCTGATTTAAGTATGGTTTCTATCTCTGCTTTTTCTGCCTCAGTAGCATCTGGAACATTTAACTTAAAGGACTCTAATTCGTTATATCCAGTAAGATTACTTACTTTTGCATACTTATTAGACATGTTACCAATCAGGTTATTGTAATTCATTGGTTGTTCTGATACAGGTCTAGAAATAACAACATACGGTTTCATACCACCTAAAGCACCTGTGTTTGATGTCATTGATCCACTACGTTTTATATCAACACCAGATGTTAAAGCAGAAGTTCCAGCCATAAGAGCTGTTCCTGCTAATGTAGCTCCACCTGTTGCTATAGCACCAGCTGCAGAACCAATAGTTGCAATAGCTGATCCAAAAATTCTTGAATAGTTTGCAGATGTAATTGGTAATGATACTGCTGCACTACCTGTGTACTGATACATGTTTGCGTTGTTTAAATACTTGTTTGTTACAAATACCTGAGCTAAACAAGAACCTGTAAGCATATCAAATTTGTATTTAATATTGATCACGCCACCCATAACGTCATTTGTAGAAAGTTGAACCATACCTATAAATGGAAGATACAGATTGATTTTTGTAAACGGTTCGTAATCAAGAAAACTGTTGAATGAGTTTGGAATTCTGATTGATCCTAAATCCATTTCTTGTATTGTTGAAGATAATTCCCATCCATTAATATTTGTAAGATGTACGTTTCCAATTTTTACTGTTTTTAATGTTCCAGAAAACGAAGCAGGCATCATATAAGCTGTAATAAGTGAATCAATAGGATCTCCAAATACTTTAGTTATGCTATCAACAAAGTCTGGACTCCATAAATATCCACCTAAAAGATTCATACCTGAATCAGACATTTTATATATTGATACAAATCCATTTGTTGCTATAGGTGTTACTTCAGGTATCTCCACAGTAGTTGATCCGTTTTTAATGGACTCATTTCCTTTTATACCATCTTGAACATCAGGATATGTTGTATCAAGAGGCTTACTTGTTGTCTTATCAGCTGCTACAATACCAATATCTTCAAGTGCTTTAGAAACAGATACAGGATTGTCAGATGCAATTGCATCAGCAAGTCTCTTTACCTTACCTTCAAAACCTTCTTTAGGAACAGATATAGTAAGATCATAATCATCTATATCTTCAATTCTTTCAGCAAGTGATTTTCCAGCTGATCTTGCTGCATCAAATGGTCTTATCTTAGCTGTTAATGCTTTAGTCGTAGAAGATTTAGATGTTCCACTTTTATAATGATAGTTAGTTCCATCATATGTCATGTTATTGATATACCAGTATGATACCATATCCTTAGGATTATATGTTGTGTCATCATTATAATCATAATCTTCAACTGTATATGATAAACTACTATTTTTAAGTTCAAATTTATCAGTTTTTGTTACAGTTGAATCATTGTTTAACTGCCATAAATAATACAATCTCTCAGATCTACCATATGTATATCCATTAACAAGTTTTAACTCATTTCCTGATTCACCAAACAATTTAAAATCAAGTGTACACTTATTAAATCCACCATCTTTGATATTTGAAAATGTTGTAGTGATATTAGTTATTTTCTCTTTTGATGTGAACCAAATTAATTCATAATACATATCAGAACCAGGTGCTGTATGTTTATAATTAAACATTACTAACACAGCTTGAATGTAATACATATTAGCTTCAAATTCAGGAAATGCATATAATGGACCAGACTGTCTAAATTGCTGTAAAGTTCCTGATGTAATGTTCTTTAACAATTGTGTTGATATACTATCATCAGAATTTTTAGCTTTAACTACTAATTCTTGATAACTTGCTTTTAAAGAATCTTCGTCAGGTAATATATCAAACTTAAATTTACCTTCATTTACTAATTCTTTAATCATAGTAAGCAGTTTAATAACAGCACTACTAATTGTTCCAAGAATCCAGCTTTTACCATTAGAATCCGTTTTAGTCTGTAATGAATTTGTAGTATTGTTCATTGAAGAGTTCATGTAGTCACTGATGTATGATGTATAACGTTCAGGATTTTCGTTGTATGTATCCAGATTTATTGTATGTTGAGGGTTCATAGAATTGTATAACTCAACAACTCTCTGTTTATCAGCTCTATCCTGTAATGATTTTAACTGATCGTTGATCTGATATAAAAAATCAGCCATATATGTTAAGTTTGCTTCTGCACCAATTGTAGACACAAAGTCCATACCAGCAGTAGCTAATCCAGTAGCACCTCCGGCGATTACTGTCCATATATAAGGGTTTGTAAATAAAGCAGCCATAATGTTCCTCCTAACCAGCAACTACTATATAAGGTGTTAAAGAACTGTCAAACGACTTATTTGAAGCATAAACATTGTAGTTGTTGTATTGTAATGTTTTCATTTTTGTATCGATAATATACATATTACTATTGTCTGATGATCGAGCTACTATAGCGTTCATTCCTTTTATAGAGTTTTTGAAACTCATAAGAACGTCACTATGTAATGATAATCTGTATAAACCATTTTTAACTATAGTGATATTGTTGATATAGTAATAACGATTAAACTCTGGTATGTATGCATAGTTTGCATTTATGAATTGCGAAGTTCCTGCAACCAGAATTTCAGGATCAATGATTGAACACTCATCTTTTAAAGTTCCACTTATCGTTGTAACCTGTGTTAGTGATTTAGTAATTGTGTTGTTTGAACTATTGTTTTTGTATAATTGAATCTCCATAATGAAAATCGCCCCACCTCTATTTCATAGAAGTGAGGCAACCTCCTTTCTAATTTTAGGCTACAAAGAAAACTACGAAGTTCTCGTTTGTATCGTTGAAGTAACCAGCATCGAATTTGTACCAGTTGTTGTAGAACTCACCTTTTGGATTGTAGTTTGTAGTAACACGTCTGTCCAGGTTAGAAACACCCAGAGCGTCACGGTCAAACATAACTCCAAGGATACCAGTTGCTGATACTGTGTTACCAGATCCTGTTGTGATATCGATCTTGGATGTGTCTGCAAATGCAAATGATTTGCCAGATCCCTGCCAATATGGAACTACCTCTGCAGATGGAAGTTTAATGTTATCGTCTTTAAACTGTCCGTTTCCATCATACAGATAAACACCTGCTGCTGCTGCAAACTCTGCTAACAGAACTGTGTGTAAGCGATCTCCACTTGTAAACTTATCAGTACCACCAATGTTGTACAGAGTAGAAATACCTGCAAGTCTCTTTGTGTAAAGACCCATCATGTAAGATGCAAATCTGATAAACTCTGGATTTGTAATAGCCTGATCTGCTGTGATTGTTGTTCCAAATTTATCGTTGTACAGTTTCAGTAAGTTTACTGCTTTAACACCACTAGAATCTGTGTAAGATGCTTCTGGGTAATCAGCGTGTAATGTGTCACCGATCATGCTTGCAATAGTTCTCATTACAAGGCTGTCGATTTTAATCGTCATAGATTTGTCAACTGCTGTGTAGATCATGCTGATAAATCCGTTAAGCTGTTCTGCGTTAGAGAATGATTCTTTTACCTGTCTCTCAGTAATGGATACTGGAACCTCGAATGTTACTCTCTTATTGAAGAACTTTGCTTCAACCTGCGGTTTGTAGAAAATGTTAGGATCATAAGAAGAACCGTCAGTTAACTCCCATGATTCGTTTTCAGTTGCTTCTGGAAGCTTAGATATAGATACTTTCTCAAGTACACTACCGTACTCCCAACCATCCATCAATACAGATGGTGCGATTCCGGAATAAGGTCTGTTTACGAAAACTACCTTTCCGATGTGGTTTACAAGTGAACGTACATAATTGTCTACTGCGTTTGCATCAAAGATCTGTACACCAACATCTACGATGTTAGATAAATCTTCGTTAACAACATTTTCAGTACCAAGTACTTCTTTTGTAACTGTGTTCATAAGTGAATAAATCTGTGATACATTCATGATAAATACCTCCTTATGTGTATATCATATAATAAAATAGTTTGATAGTCAAATAATTTATGTGTCCGAAATAGTTCCTACTGTACATGATCTTACATATCCATATGTGTTAGCTGATCCTTTCATTTTAGCTGTAACATCTCCATTATTATTAGATAACTCAAATTTACCATTAGGATACACTTCAATTAAATTGTTTTTGAAAAGTATATATATAGCTGATGAACTACTTGTGTAGTCCTTATTCTCATTAAATATAATTAAATCAATTCTAGTATTACTATCAATTTGTTTAGGCAATAAAACTTCTGATGGATATGGTGTTGTACTACCTGGTGTTGCCATTGAAGTTGTTTCAGTATACTGTGAAAATTGATCAGTAACAACAGTTGGATAATATAATGTAACAGTTAAACCTAATAACTTTTCACTTGTTGAATTTGTTTTAGCTATAATACCAATTCCAGTTTCATCAATTTCTAATTTAATTCTCGTAGTTGTTCCTAAATAAGGTATATAAGGACCGTTTATATTTACAACACCATTAACTGTATTAATAACATATACATATAAGTTTGTGTAATTACTTGAACCATAAGAATAA